TACAACGCCTGAGCTCATTAGCGGGATGTATGGGCAGTAGAACGCTGCTGCGTCTGACTCACTTGAACCCTTATAACCAATAAGAACATTTGCGCCGTCGCCTGCATATGTGTTAACATATACCTTCATTGCATTGTTTAAAGTACCAACCATTTTAGTGTTAGTTGGAGCTTCAAATGTACCTTCTGTTGTTCTTGCGAACGCTGAAGTTGTAGCAGACTGTAGGATTGTTAGTGCGAATGGTGATACCACTGCCCAGTTACCTGCGCCTCTACGTGTACGCTGTGCAATCAAGTTTGACGCACGGTTGATTTGTACTGCAAGAGCTGCATGCTCGTCACCAACAAAAGTTGCTGTACCGCTTACTGCTGCTTGGTCGTATGTTTCAACTGCGGTGCCTGCAAGAGTGTTCAAAGAAGCTAATACTTCTTGGTCAATCTCAGCAGTAATTTCTTGAGCAAGAGCAGCCATAATTTCTGCTTCTACGTCAATACCGTGCATAGACTGTGCATCTTGTGCTGACTCAAACGTCCAACGAGCGCTCAACTTACGAGTTTTCGCTTCAACTGTTTGCTTCAATACTTGAATGCTTAGTCTGTTACCAGCTTCGCCTTCAAGTGATGCTGTAGCATCTGCTCTACCGTTTGTATTACCTGAGTAAGACTCAGCAATTTTGAACGGAGAAAGTGCTTCTTCGCCTGCTGTTGCACCTGATGCACCAGCGTTGAAAGTGTCCGCATAGCGAACTCTTAATGTGTGGATCTGACCCACTGGACCTGTCATTGGTTGTACACCAACTAACTCGTTAGCAATAACGGTTGGCATAACACGTCTGATCACAGGAAGGATCACACGATTTAGTGTTGCGACATTGCCCGCAGATGTAGCGCCTGCAGTTGCAGATTCTGACAAATACTTACGGGTGTTTTCTAGCGTAGCAGCCATAACAGACTTCTTGTTGCCTTGCAAGCCTTCAAGAAGAGCAGTTTTGGTGTCCTGCCAGCGGCTTTCTAATAATTCTGACATCATTATCTCCTTAATTATAATCCAGCAAGACGTTTAATATCAACAACATTGTTGTCTGTAGTATCGTCTGCTTTGGTTTGTGTCATTGGTTCTGTGCGGTTGCCTGTTACTTCTGTGCCTTCTGTAATTACTGCCTTACGCTTTGCTGGAGTATTTCCGTCAATAACTGATGGTAAGTACTTGTCAAAAGACTTTTGAAGTCTATCGGTTTGTACTGATTCCAGTAAGTCTGTCATAATCTCGCGTTGATCTTTGCCCAGTGGCGAAATCAAATCGTTCATAATCTTTTCTCTACGTGCCGACTCAACTAAACGTTGTTTTTCAACGCTAACTGATTCTGCAAGTGTTTTTGCTTTTGCTGCAAATGCTTTTGCTTCTGCAAGTTGCTTGTCTTTTGCATCAAGAACTTTCATTAATTTTGCAGTTTCTGAGTTCTCATTTAAATATGAGGCGCCATATTCTGCTGCATATGCTTCAAAGATTTTACGACCAAAGTCGTTTCTACGTGCTGTGTCAATGTCTTCTTTAAGTGCAGTAATTTCACTCTTAAGTGAGTTACCAACCATTTCTGATACTGCTGTAGCACTTCTTTCGATAAAGTCTTGTTTAACTTTAGCAAAGTGGGTTTTAGCTTCACGTACTAAACGTACTTTTGTTTCAGCTAAGTCTTTTTTGTCTTCATAAAATTCTGCAATTTCATTAGATAGAGCGTCTACTACAAATTCTTCTAGCTTTGCATAATTTTCTTGCATAGCTACTTTATCTGCACGTAGTTCTGAAATTTCTGATTTAAGTTGTTCAACAACAAATCCTTTAAGAAGTTCTGCATTTTCGCGCATAGCAACAGCATATTTTGCTTTTGCTTCTGCTAATTGCTGACGATCTTCTTGGAACTCGTTAATTTCAGCTGAGAGGCTTTCTTCTAGTAAAGTGTCAATTGCTTCGACCATTGTGCTTTTATCATGCTCATACTTCTGTGCGAATTCTTCGCGAAGTTCAGCAGTAGCAGCGCGGCGGTTTTCAGCAACCTTGCTTTCCCAAGCTTCCTCAATTTGTGCTCTGACTTCTTCATTAACTACATCGTTTTCAAAGAGTGTTTTCAGTGCATCTATCATTACGTTCTCCTAGTTTAATGGAGTTTACTGATTATGTTAATCAGTGATTCCTTAAGATACTTTTGTGCCTTAGTGTCGTGTTTTGTTGCCTGTGCTAATTCGTATGCCTTCATTCCCCCACGTGCATTCATTAAGTGTTCATAAATTGGTGTAGGATATGCACCAGGGGCGCTAGGCTGAGCCACAACGTCCACGGTGATTATTTCAAAATCAGAAACGGTATTACTACCGTCTTCCGATACATTACCAGAGCCCCTAGACGAAACACCTAGTTTAACACCTGCTTCAAGCATTGTTCTAACTAACTGTCCCATAGGGGTTGGTAAAATTTTCAATTTTCCATAACCGTTATCGCCATCCATCCAACATTCAGTTATCATATGGCTTACACGGTCAATATTGATGTTAAGGCCTTCTGGATGATCAACTTCGCCTAAGACACTAAACCCCTCAGTTATTTGATCATTGAGAGTTTTGACAGCCCTGCCTATTTCATTTACAGGATACACTCGCTGATTAGCATTGCGGACGCCGCCTTGGATCATAATACCTTTCATGTAAAGGTCTTTTCCTTCGTTGGCATTCTCAAGTACTACGTTAGCTTGGTTAAATGTCAAATGCTCTTGTAAGTTTTTCATTCAAACTTCCTTTATTATACTGCTTACTTGCCTAACATAGACTTTTTGTTGTCAGCAGTCTCAGGCTTGCCTTTTTTCTCAGCGCCATGTCCTGGCTCTGATTTACCAGCTTTCGCTGCTTTGCCGCCTGGTTTGTTGATGTTACCTGCGTTGTCCTCTTTTGGAGCACTTGCGCCTGTTCCACCCATATCAGCTTCACCACCTTTTGCAATGTTTGCAGATGTTCCGCCCATATCATTAGCATTAGCTACTGTTGACTTTGAGTTTGCACCGTTGTCGCCCATTGTAGCTGATACTTTTTCAACATACTCGCGCATTTGCTCGCCTGCTGTTTGTGGTTCGTTTGATTCGTCAACTTCTTCGTCATCGTCATCATCATCATCGTCGCTAGCTGCTGCTTCTTCAACTTCTTCGTCTGTTGCTTCATCGACTTCTTCATCAGTTGCTTCAAATGCAAACGCTTCTTCTGGCTCTTCTTCGCCTTCATCGTCGTCGCCTTC